AATTCAAGCCGGACGCTGTCGTACACCTCGCGGCTCAAGTAGGGCGGCTCTTTGGCGAGGACGACGTACGCAACTCCGTTCGCTCGAATGCCGAAATGACAGCGGTAGTAGCTACCGCCTGCGCTGCCTCCGGCACTCGCTTGCTGTATGCCTCGACCTCCGAGATTTACGGCGATCAGGGCGCGGCTCTCTGCCAAGAGGACGGGCCGGTGGTGCTGCCGCACAATATCTACGGATTGTCAAAGCGCTGGGGCGAGGAGGTATGTCGTCTCTACCTCGCGCCCGAGCAATTCTGCGCTATGCGCTTTTCGATGCCTTATGGGACAGGCGTGCCGCCCGGCCGAGGACGCGCGGCGCTCCCAAACATCGTCTGGCAAGCACACACGCGCCAGCCCATACCAATCCACCGAGGCGCTGAGCGTTCATGGTGCTGGATCGACGACACCGTGGACGGAGTCCTGCTGCTACTTGAGGGCGAGCGCTCTGGGGCTTGGAATATTGGCCGCGACGACGACGCGCGCCCGCTGCGCGAAATTGCCGAGCGGGCCTGCGCCATGACTGGCGCGCCGCTCGAGCTGATCGAGGACATAGACCCTCCGCCCGCCCAGACGGTCGTCAAGCGGCTGGCTACTGAAAAGCTGCGCGCGCTCGGCTGGCAGCCTACGGTCGAAATAGAAGAAGGCATGCGACGCGTCCTTGAATGGGTCAAGCAATTTGACGCAAAGGGCAGTCGCCTCCCGGCGGAAAGGCAGGCAGCATGAAACGCTATAAGAACGTTGGTACCTCAATCGTCCTAGACGACAAGGTGCCGGGGCAGGAATTTGAGGCGGAGCTAGACGCGGCAACCGAGGGGTTCCTAATCAGCATCGGCGCGCTTGAGGTCATCCGTAAGGAGCAGTCCAAGCCCGAGCAGGGTAAGCGCGAGGGCGGTAAGAAGTAGAGATGGCCGACGTCGTCCTTAAGACGCGCATTCCGGCTATTGCCGCCTCGCTTGAGCCGCGCGCTGAGCTAGGCATTCACGCTGCCGCTGAGGCTATTGAGCGCGACGCAAAAGACCGCGCGCCGGTAGGCTCGCCGCCCGAGGACCCGCACCCGGGGCGGCTGCGCGACTCCATTACTGCCGAGAAAATCGACGGCGAGTGGTGGGTACTCGCGCCAGCGAGGGCAGGCGCAGAGGAGCAGGGCGCGCCTTACGGGCACATGGTTGAGTTCGGCACTGTCGATACAGCGCCACAGCCATTCCTAATTCCGGCGGCGGAGGACAATCGAGTGTCGGTCGCCGTATTCGTCTCGGGCGCGCTGAGGAATCTATGAGCCAGCGGGTACGGCGGGCGCTGTACGGTCGCCTTACCAGTGACGGCGGCGGCGCTGGCGGCCTCACCTACCGCGAGGGCAACGGCGGCCTGCTGGGCGCTCCGGCCCCGGGCTACACGCATTCGATTTACCACGGCGTAGCGCCAGCCGATGCCAGCTATCCGATCGTCACATTCAACAAGCAGGCCGGAGTAGCGACATACAGTATGCAGCCGCTAACGAAGTCGGGTAGCTCGGGCGGGACGGCTGCTTACGAAACTGAGGTCTGGCAAGTCAAGGCAGTAGACGCGCGGCCAACCGCCGGATCGGCTGAGGTGGTTTCGGATCGCGTACAGCTATTGCTGAACGACTTTGACTCCGTTTCCTCCCCGCTCCAGGGCGGCGGCTCGATCATCTACTGCCGCCGCGAGTCGGATGTCGAATTTCAGGAGGACTCCGGCGGCGTCCGCTATCAGCACGTCGGAGCGCTGTACCGAATCATGTGGGCTGGGACGGCCTAGCCCGCACATACTCCTCTTAACGATGGAGTCCTAATTCACTCTCGGGCGCGATTCGTCGTTAGTCCGATTTCCTTAAAGCAGGTAGCTCTGTCAATCGCCGTAGGTGCGGCGGAGGTAAGTACAAACCCCAGCCACCCGGATTGGGATTTGGTTCAAAATGGCCAAGTTCGTCATGAAGGACGCCGTCATTACGGTGAACAGCGTCAACCTCTCAGACCACTGCTCCAGCGCAACGGTCGAGGTCAGCAAGGACGAGGTGGACGTCACGGCGTTTACCTCTGCCGCATACCGCGATTTCCTGGATGGCTTCGCGGACGCCACGATTACCTGCACGTTCTTCCAGGACTTCGCAGCGTCGTCGGTTGACCTGACGCTGTGGCCGCTATTCAGCGGCTCGTCGGTTTTCTCCGTCAAGGTGAAGGCAAGCAGCGCGACGACGTCGAACAACAACCCGGAGTATCAGCTAACGGCAGCCAAGATGTACGGCTACACGCCCATCGGCGGCGGAGTCGGAGACGCGTCTAGCACAGACGTGACATTCCGCAACTCGGGCACGGCTGGTTTGGTTCGCGGCACCACCTAAGCCGCGCAAGGCGTGCCGCCCTCGGGCGGCCAGCGCCAATCCACCCAGCGGTTATCCGCGAGGAGCCGCAACAAAAGAGAGGAGGCCGCCCATATGGGACGGTCTACTAAGGAGTCGTGGCTTACAGGCCCCGGCGACCTCGATGAGGCGGACGTCCAGGACGTTCCCGTTAAGGGAGAGTCCGTCCGCGTCCGAGGCCTGCCCGCTGCCTATTCGAACCAGGCTGGCTCGGAGGCGTTGGAGCTTAAGACGTCAGCCAATGGCGAGCAGCACGCCACAATCAACACGGCGCGGCTGGAGGTACTCCAGTTCGCGCACGGCGTAGTCGATCCGGTTTTCTCCGTCGGAGAGGCCGAGGCGATTGCCCAAAAGTACGGGCCTGCGTTCAAAAAGGTGATCGCAGAGATCGACCGGCTTTCGGGCGTGGACAAGGACGCCATCGAGCGCGCCTCCGCCACCTTTCCGGCTGGCGAACGAGGTGCGAATGGGACGCCAGCGGCCGTGGAGGTTCCAACTGCCGCCGGAGATAGCTGATCCGTATTTCATGTGCGAGCTAGCACTGGAGATGGGGATGTCCCTATCGGACCTCGGTCGCCGCGAGTCGAATTGGAACGTTTGCGTTACGTGGCCTGCGTTTTTCCACGAGCGCAATCGACTTGCGGAGATCGAGGCAGCGCGGCAGCAGAGGGCAGCAAAAGAACAGCGGAGTCGCATATGAGCGGCCCCGCTGTTTCTGCGTTTAGGGGCGGTTTGTAATGGCTGCCCCTGCCGCAGTTCTAAGCGTCTTGGTGCGAGCAAACACCAAGCTGGCCGAGGGCCAGTTGATGCGCTTCAACGAGAAGTTGACCGCTACCGAGGGCCGCGCTAGGGGCGCTACTAGCGCGATTGCAGGCGTCGCTAAGGCGGGGCTTGCTGCTGGCGCTGTCCTCGGCGTAGCGGCTGTCAAGCAGGCGGCCGATTTCGAGCAGGCAATGCTGCTCGTGCACACCCAGGCGGGCGCGACCCGTAAGGAGGTCGAGCGGCTGCGCGGGAGCGTGCTCGAATTGGCCAAGGACAGCGAGTTCTCGCCTAAGGAGCTAGCCGACGGCCTGTTCCGTGTCGAGAGCGCGGGCTTCCGAGGTAGCAAGGCAATCGACCTACTCAAGCGCTCGGTAGATCTGGCCGAGGTCGGGCAGTCGGACTTGGAGCAGACGACCAAGGCGCTTACGGGCGCTATGCGCTCGGGTATCCGGGGCACGGAGTCGGCAGCTAAGACGGTAGGCGTCCTGAACGCTGCGGTCGGGCAAGGCTCGCTGCGCATGGAGGACCTCGTCGGGGCGCTCTCGACCGGCGTGCTGCCAGCGGCGCGGGCGTTCGGGCTGGGCCTCAAGGATGTCACCTCGGCGCTGGACGTTCTGACGGCGGCGGGTATCCCGGCGCAGGCTGGCGCTACTCGCTTGCGTATGACGTTCTCGCTCATGGGAGCGCCGACGGATAAGGCGAAGAAAGCGCTGGCGAGTATCGGCCTGGAGCAGGACTCGCTGGCTAAGGCGATGCGCGGCCCCGGCGGCTTCATCAACGCGATCCTCATGCTCCAAGAGCACCTCCAGGGGATTTCTAAGACGGACCAGGCGGCCATCATCTCGCGGGCATTCGGCGGTGGCCGTAGCTCCAGCACAATCTTGACGCTGCTCCAAAACGTAGACCGATTGCGCAAGGTCTACGACGCGACGGGTGAGGCAGCGGGCGATTTCGGCAAGTCCGTGCGCGAGCAGGCAGAGACTCCATCCGAGAAATTCCGCAAGGCATGGAACAGGATCAACGTCCTGCTCATCAATCTCGGCTCCAAGATCGCGCCGGTAGCGGCTAAGGCAATGGACCGGCTGTCCAAGATCATTAGCGATCCTAAGACGAAGGTCAGCGAGAAATTCACCAAGATCGTCGACCTGATTACGAACACGATCTCGCAGAACATCGGCAAGGTCGTCGAGGCCGGGGCCTCAATCGCTGCCGCGCTGGCGAGGGGCTTCCTCAACTTCTGGAATTCAGACGCGAATCCGCTGACCAAGATTCTCACGACCGCTGTACTGATCCGGCTCGTCGGCGGTAAGGGCGCGCTCGGAGCTACCGGCGGCGGAATCATGAAGCTGCTCGGGCTAGGTAAGGGCGCTGGCGGTAAGGGCCTCGCTGGCTCGGCGCTCAGCTCGGCAAAGCCGGTCAATGTGTTCGTAACGAATCCCGGCTTCGGCGGCGTCGGTAGGGGCGGCGCTCCTACGGTGCTCGGTAAGGGCGGCGGCGCTGGCGGCCGGGCCTTGACGGGAGCGGGCGGGCTGGCCTCGCTGGCAGCCGCGACTGGTCCTGGAGCGATAGTCGGCGGCGCGGCAATCGCTGCGCTGACGGTGGGCGTCATTGCGACGGGCATGATTCTCACCAAGAAGGACAAGCGATTCATCCAGGACCGCACCGGCCCCGGCGCTCAGCGCGGCGCTGGCGCAAGGGCTGAGGGGCACCGCGACATCATGCCGGGGATCATTGCCGACCCGCGCGCGGAGGGCGACCGGCTCAAGGAGTCGATCTCCCGGCACGAGGCTTGGGCGCGCAAGGTCAGAGAGGTCACGCGCTCCAACTCGGACGCATACCGGCGCAACGGCGACGTCCAGACGAAGGTAATGACGAAGTCGGCGCGCGACCTTGCTGATCTGAAAATGAAAACCGCCCGCGAGACGAAGGCGATTAGGGACCGCTTCACTCAGGACACCGCCAAGGGGCGCGACGCGCTGAGAAAGCACTACCAAGAGGCAGCGTCGGCAGCCAAGCAGCAGATGGACAGGACTGGGACGGTCACCGCTAAGGGCCTCCAGTTCATCCGCAACATGTTCATCGCGGAGCTAGCGACGTATGGAGTCTCGCGCGCGGAGGCGGGGGCCTCTTTCAAGCAGAACCAGAATCGGCTGGACGCGCACATGCCGCTACGCGGCGACTACCACCCGGGCGGCAAGAAGCAGCGCGGCGGCCATGTGGTGCCCGGTACAGGCTCCGGCGACAAGGTTCCGCTGGCCGTAGGCGGCAGGACCGTCGCGATGGTAGAGCCGCATGAGGGCGTCTACGTTGTCAATCGCAACGCGCAGCAGGCGCTCTCTGCCTTGAATGGAGCGATCCCGCGCTTCGCTACCGGCGGCGGCCTCCAGCCGGGGATTGCGAATCTGGTCAAGTCGCTGACGGGCAAGTTCCCGGGGCTGGCTGTTACGTCCACTACCGGCGGAACGCATGCCAAGAACTCCTATCACTACCGGGGTATGGCGGCCGACCTCTCCTCCGGCAACTATGAGTACATGAACCAAGCGGCTGCTTGGGTGCGCAAGCGCTTCGGGCGCTCGCTGGCCGAGGGCATTCACAACCCGAACCTCTCGATTAAGGACGGGCAGCCTGTCTCTGCCTCGTTCTGGGGAGCGGATACCTGGGCTAAGCACGCGAACCATATCCACGTGGCCGTGGCCGGGATGCTTAAGGCGCTCGGGCTGGGCACAGCGCACCTCAAGCGCATCATGGTTACGGGGGCGGACTCTCCGCTCAAGGCCATCGCGCAGGGAGGCCTGGACAAGGTTCGCAGCGCTGCTAATCGCAAGCTGGGCAAGCTGACAGGCGCAGCCTCGATGGACTCTAAGTTTATGGGGTCGCTGGGCGGCTTCTCCAAGGGCCAGCTTAAGCGGCTTTGGACGCGCGCAGGCGGCGCTCCGAATATGGCGAACACGATGGCTGCTATCGCGCTCGCGGAATCGGGCGGAAACCCCAAGGCTTACAACCCCTCGGGAGCCTCGGGCCTCTGGCAGATCCTTGGACAGATCGTGCCGGGAAACATCTTCAACCCGATGGTGAATGCCAAGAACGCAATTGCCAAGCTGTCCTCTCAGGGCCTTGGCGCTTGGGTGGTCTACACCTCGGGCGCATATAAGAAGTACCTCCAGCGCGGCGGGCCGTTGGGCTTCCAGCTTGGCGGTAGCCCGTGGGACGCTGGCCGCCACTCCTGGGACACCGTCAATATACCTGGAGGCAGAGGCGGAGGCGGAGGTCCGAGGCTTTGGAAGCGAATCGAAAGCACGATGCGCAAGATTCGCAAGAGCGACAAGCCCAAGATTCGCAGCAAGGCGCTCAAGCACTTGATGAAGGGCATCAGCGGAATCGAGGTCCCGAACCTGGACAAGATTCACAAGCTGCAAAAGGACAAGGCCAGAGACGACGAGCTAGCCGGGCGCGCGGCGGACCTCTCCGAGCTACTCGCGCCAAGCGAGTATCAGAACTTTACGGTCGATCAGTTGCGCGGCTTGGCTGGCGCGCATTGGGCGGCAATGTCCGAGCGCCAGCAGGGCGTGATCGATCTCTCTGGGCGCTCAATCGCCCAGCTTGACGAGGGCGCTTTGAACGAGCTACTCAGCACGCCTGTCTGGCAAAAGGTCCAGGGCAAGACGCAGGTGGAGTGGCTGGAGAGCGAGCTAGAGACGATGCGCGTCTTGCGCAATCTGGCTATCAGGACTGAGAATCGGATCGAGGAGCGGCGCGAGCGCGTCATCAAGCTAATCGACAAGGTACGCGACCAGATCCGCGCGATCAACGAGGTCATCAGCACAATCACTCACTTGGAGAACGCCTTGGATAAGGCCAAGGACCTCTCCGGCAAGAACGCGCCAGCGGGCGCGCGCAAGATTGTCGCGAACCTCAAGGGCAAGATCATCCCGTCGGTATGGCGCTCGCTGAACAAGGCTGTGCATGGGGACAATCCGGCGGCAGGGCTGGTCGGCTCGCTCAGGGACAACCTCAAGGGCCTACGCGGCACGCACCCCGGCCGAGTCAAGAACGCGCTCCAGACCGTACTCGGGGACGAGGGGTCAGGTCTGATCGGCAGGCGGAACGCGCTTACTGCTGCGCTTACCGGCGACGAGGGCGTGCGGTCAATGCTGACGGAGCTACAGGGCAGCGTGCCCGACAAGATACGTCGCAAGATTTTCGGGCCTGGCCAGCTACCCGCGCTCGGCGTGCTGGGCGGCACAATTTTCGACATACAAAAGAGCCTGCACGACCTCGGCGTCAAGCACGTACTCACCGTCCCTCAAGCGGACGAGAGCGCAGGTAGCGAGAGCGCCGAGATACTCAAGGGCCTACTGCGAGAGGCGAACCTACGCACAGCGGTATCGCAGGCTCAGTACGACGTCTTCCGCACGATGCCGTTCGCTGGCTCATTCGCAGCAGGCGGAGTCATCCCCGGGCCGCTGGGGCGGCCAATGGCGGCGGTCGTGCACGGCGGCGAAACGGTCTCGCCCGTGGGCGCGACCTCGAACGTAGAGGTCAACCTTGGGCCGGGCATGGAGTGGCTAGACAAATACATCGAGGTCAAGGTCAACGGCCAGACGCGTAAGAGCGCCCGCCCGGCGCGCTCACCGCTACCGGGCCGAGGAGGAGGGTCGCAGCGTGGCTGAGTCTATTGTCCTGGACCCGACTGAATCTGGCCTCGGCTTGGTCGAGTTTGATCTGACGCCTTGGGTGCGCGCCGAGCCGGGGATCGACTGGGGCGACGCTGCAATCGCCGCATATATGGCTGACCAGACCTACGGTTCCAGAGTGGTCGATTTCAGAGTGCCTAATCGCAACATTACGGTTCCCCTGGTGTTGCGCTCGCGCACCGGCACTACGTTCGATCAGATACGGACGATAGTGCAGGCCAAGGTTGCGCGCTGGCAGCAGGAGGGCGGCTCGATCAAGCGCATCACCTCGGCGGGCGGCGTCGTATTCGCAGACGTAGTAAGCGCCTCCCTACAGCTACCCGGCACATGGTCGCAGGCGTGGAAGGACTACGACGTTGCGGCTGAGCTAACAATCGAGACGCTGCCGGAGTTCTATGAGGCCGAGATTACGTTGTCGGATCACGTCGAGACGACGAACGCGGAAATCATTTTCACTGAGACCAACATCAAGGGCGACTACCCGGGGCGCGTGCGCTGGGTGGTGGACGACGACCAGGGTCAGTCGCAATTGGGGTTGCTCTGGGGTGTGCGCTCGCGCAATTACAGCGCCGGTACAACAGCAGCGCTCGCATATGAGG